AGCCAGATATAACTTCTTTTACTGATACGTTGTCTATTGAGCCTATGAAATTATTACCAACAAAACCAGTATTTACAGAAAGAGATTTCGTGTATCTTGTAAAAGTGCCGTTTGATTGTATAATTTCAGTATCCCAATCCCCTCCGAAAGCAGATAAATATCCAGATACAAACGAAGATACTGTAACTGTTATTTTATATTTAGTACCTAAAGGCATTATATTCTGCTGGTATAAAACTTGACCAGTACCACTACCAGAACAATTTGCTTCACCACCACTAATACTCCAACCGCTTCCCTTAATCCAATCACTATCAGTTGCAAAATCTCCATTAGTAACTAACTCTTCTCCTAGCTCTAAAGGCATTGTTTCTATTAAACCATTTTTATTCACTCTTGTTGCATTAGAGCCTCTAGAGAACGTAAAGTCTCCGTCTCCATTGCTAGGAAGTACACTATATACTTTCCCGTCTTTATACCCTGAAGGTATCATTGCTAAACTTGGTATTGCCATTTTTAATTTATTTTAATTATATTATTTTTATTTATATTGTTACACATTCTAAAGATTCTACTATACCTCCATCATCAGTTACTCTAAAGTAATAAGTCCAGTTATCAGATTTTAAATCAATATTTCTATCAATACAATCTAAAGACTCTACTACACCACCATCAGCAATTACTCTATCACTAAATCTAGTTGTTACTTCAGAGGGAACTATTACTGCATACTCATAGTAAATACTACCCCAACCTGTAGAAGTAGGACTACCCCACCAACTATTCTCGTATATTTCGTTTGCCATTGTCTTTGTCTTTTATTTCTTTATTAAACTTATTATAGAATTTATCTAAATTTACTATATTCTTTTTCTTTGTTTTATACTTTCTCTTCATCTTATAATACAAAACTTGAGAAGCTATCTGCATCTTTATCAGGATACATATCTCCATTACTATTATTATTGTACTCTGGAAACTTCTGGCTGTTAAAGCAGATGTAATCTATAAATCTTTTAGTATAGAACTCTGCTCTATCTGTAATCTTACTCTGCATTCTATCTACATCTCTAAAGTCTACCGTATCTGACTCTTGTCCTCTATGTCTGTTTATACCTCCATTATCTATTTTAAACATAGCAAATGGTAAGTACTCTAATTGAGTGAACCATATTAGCATAGGCTTAATATAATCGTCTCTAAGAGCTTTATAATCACTATTAGCAGGTAAGTCTATATCTCCAGATAATATTAAGTCTTGTAGCTTGTCATATAGTTTACCACCTAAGTAGTTTTGTATATGCATATCTTGTGCTACTTCAATTTGATGAATTAGCTTATCTGCATCTGTGTTACCGTCTATTATAGACTTAGCTTTTAAGTCTGCTATACTTATGAATAATGCTTTCATAGTCCTAATATGTTTTTAATTTTACTTAATGTACTTCTGTAAGCACCGTTATCATCTCTGTCAATCATTCTTTCTCCCATTTCATCTGGATTGTTAGGTTGTTTTAAACCTTTCTCATAAGCTGAATTAGGGTCTACTCTTTTATCTCCTTTTAATTTAAATACTCTTAACTCCCAGTAGTGATGACAGTTTTTACCTCCTTTAAATTTAAGTAAGCTATAGTTCTGTTTGTTATGACCTAACTCTTTATTTACACCTCTAAAAGACATCATATTAATATCTTCTTTTCTAAATACTATATTTCTAGAAGTAAATGTTTCCATCTTTTTACAGAAGTCTCTACTATTAGGATTACTTCTTACTGGCATATAAGCATATCTAATTTTATAGATATCACTATCCTCTTTAGATGATTTGTTGCTAGACTTAATTGTAGCCATTCTAACGTCACTTATATCCTCTGAATATATTTCGCTATGCACAACTTCCCAATCATCGCTTAAAACCTCTCCTAAGCCTTCTAACTGCTCTAGCATATCATCTCCTTGTTCTTCAGAAAAGTCCTCATTAACTTGTGAAGATAATTTCTCTCCAGTTTCTTCTTCTTTTCTAATCTTAGTAGATATGTTATCTAATTCTGTAAACTCTATTGGTTGTAATGTTACAAAGTATAAATCTTGTGTAATACCGTTAAAGTCTAATATATCTTCTAAACAGTATTTAATCTCATCTTGGAATGGTCTAATAATTACATTGTCCATTAATACAGATGCTGTTCTTAATTCTTCTGCATTGTTACCAAATCCTGTATTGTCTTTAATACCTAATAAGATAGGAGATACAATACCGTGTCCTAACATAATCTTTTCTCTAGCTTCATCAGATAAGAATTGATACTGTGCGTGAGCATCAGGTAAGTGTATAGCTTCTATTTCTGCTTGAGTTTCTTTAGACTCGTTAAATGCTATAATAGTTCTACCTGCATTAGAGCTACCAGAAAACTTATCATTAATCTTTCTTTCAATAGCACCTTGTGTTTCTTCGTTAGGAATACCATTGTTAAAGTTAATAAATAAACTAGGAGCTAATCCATTTTGTATATTAGATATATGGTAGTTAGATACTTCACATTCTAAATCAGCATATTGTAAACAAGCTTGGTAATCAGGAGTAGAGTAATAGTAGAAACCACTTCTATAAGGCTTAATTACATATATCTCTTCTCTTTGTGATTTACCTCCGTGTTTGAAACAAGGTATTCTTTTAGGCTTATCACTAGGTTTAGCATCTGCCCAATTAGGATGGTAGTAGTATGCTTGTATAATTCCTTTAGAGTTAGCTTTCTCAGCTCTTAAAGTCTCCATAGGAAAGTGAGATACTTTTAATATCTTAGTTTTATTTCTATTGTAGGTTAGTTTAATTGCACCTTGTCCTAATTTCTTTCTATCTATTACTACCTTTTTAATTTCTCTAGGTCTTAATAGTTTTTTCATTCTTACATAATGTTCTGGTAATAACTCAGAGTTAGTAGATTCTATACCTCTACCAAATACCATATCAGCTATACCGTTATTACATCTAGCATTAGTTGGGCTAGAAGTATCTAATTCTATAAGTCTACCAAAATAATTATTATCAGCACCCCAAGAAACCCAATCTCTATTGTGAACTTCTTTTACTTCTGGTGCTTCGTAAGATGATAAATTAAGTATCCTTACATTTTGTTGCTTCTTATTATCTTTCATTATATAATATATGTGTTATCATTTACTTCTCCTGTAGGCTGAATATATCTAGGCTTAGATACTTCGTGCTTTACAGTATAATCTCCTTGTGTTGTAATATATATTTTATCTCTATAAACTAAACTACTATCATTTGTTATTTCCATATAGTAAGTAGAACCTTCTTCTAATATCTCACTAGCAAAAGTAAAGTCTATAAAGTTACCATTTACTAAACCTTTAACATCAGTAATAGTTTCTGACTTACCATCTCCATCTCTTCTTATGCTTATAGAAGTATTATTAAACTCAGATGCATTATCTATTAAACAAGACATAGCTTCCAAAGTACCACCATTAGATTCTACTCTACTTTCATAAGACTCTTCCGAGAAATAATCTGTATATCTAGGTGCTACCGATATAGTTTGTTCCGATGTAATTGGTAATAATATTATCATACTAAGATAACTAGTTTTAATTATTTTGTTTTATAATAAAAAAAGCCTCACATAATGCAAGGCTTTTAAATAATTGATTTATTGGTTATTAAACACCAACAGTAACTGATACACCAGCAGAAGATAAGTCTCCGTCTTTTACGAAGTTAGCAGGAGCCTTCTCCATTCCTGAGAATGTTAAAGTATATCCACTCATATCTCCCATAGCAGCTCCAGAAACGATAGTACCACCAGATACATCTAATCCGTGCTCTAAACCTGCAACAAATACGTTTCCGTTATTGTCTTCGATTAAAATGTGAGGACTACCGTAAGCTAATAACTTAACCGTCTTGTGGTCTTCTTTAGTTAATTTTGTCAATTGAAGCTCTAAAACTTGCTCAAAGGTAGTAGTTCCATTCTCTCTTGAAGAGGTAATGTTTTCTGTATATGTAGAACCACCTTTAATATCAAATTTATAAGCAGTAGGAGAACCTAGGTCATCAATAACGTCAGTATCAGTAACGTCATAACCAGCAGTTATTCCTCCTTTGTTAATGAAATAAACAGCGTTTAATCCACCAACTGAATCTTTACAAGGCTCTAAACGTCCTCTTGAAATATCACAACTCATTATATTATATTTTTAAAAGTTAATAAAAAGGGCAGATAGTTAAACCTACCCTTTTAGTTTATTTATACTAATCTTAGTTAGCAGAGTTAGAGATTCCGTAAGTTACGATATCTTCAACAATTCCATACTGAACACCAGCAGTAAACCTCATTATGATTCTTACGTTTTGAGAACCATCTAAGTCAGCCATATCTAAAATCTTAACTTCGTTTTGGTCAGACATTAAACCTGTACCGAAATGTAAGTTATCTTTAGTAGTAGCAATCATAGTATCAGAAGCAAGTCCGTTAGCCATAAAGATTTTTACACCATCAAAGCTCTCGATATTGATATTCTGATTGTTTCCT